CGTCGCCGTAGCCGTAGCCGGAGCCGGAGCCGGAGCCGGAGCCGGAGCCGGAGCCGTCGCCGTAGCCGTCGCCGTAGCCGTCGCCGTAGCCGGAATTTGCCGTCAGGAATGCTTTGGTCTTCTCCTCAAGCGTCATCTCTTCCACTCCTTTACGCCTCGAAGCGACACCGATGCAGCATCCGTGCACGGGATGATCTGGATTGCTCCCAGCACGGTCATCCACGGAATCGTCACGGTAAAACGGCAGTTGCCCGGTGTTTTTGTGCCGTCCTGTGCGAGCTGTTCCACAGCGCATGCGCCATCCCAGCTCCACAGCTTACGCACATCAGTCATGGTGACTTCGGAGCCGTTTCTCTCCTTGATCTTTCCGAAAAATACGCCTGCGCAGTCGCAGCGAACGATATAGTCCTGATTGTTGTTCATGATGAAATTCCTCCTGATTATTGTTAAAATTTAAAACTCTCTCTGAGCATCTTCCCGTTGATATCCGCCTCCGCCGTAAAGTAGCGGTGCGCCTCGTTGATGTAGACGACGCGCCCGTGTGCAGTCGTCTCTTTCGTGGTCACGCTCATAATGCCGTTGCTGCCCTGAAATGCGGCAGGCTTCCAGCTAAATGGTTCACCGATGTACATGGTCATTCCTCCCCGAATCTAAGTTTTGTAACGGCAACGGGAAATTCTTCGATCTCGCTTGCCCATCGTGCCGTGCCTTTGCCGTTGTGCCGCTAAAATCCCAGGGGGAACCCGCCGATGCCATCAAACAGGCTGCCCATCGTAACGGGGCGCAAATACTGCGCGCTGATGCGCTTTGCCAAAAAGTCCCAAAACGGCAGCGCGATCGAGTTGCCGCAGGCCTTATAGCGCGGGCTGTCCGCGCTGTCGCGGAGCTTGCCCTTGCTGTCGCGCCACTCGCCGATGTCCGTCCAGCCGTCCGGATAGCCTTGCAGCCGCTCGCATTCCATCGGCGTGAGGCGGCGCACGATCATTCCCGTGCGGACAGTGTTTTGCAGATTCAAACTCTGCCCGCCGCTCTCTTTGGCTTGCAGTGTTCCGTTGATCTCGCCTCCCTCGGTGAAATTGCGGCAATCAACACTGCTGACCACTAAATCGGTGCTGTCCTTGTAGTCCCGCTGCTTGCAGCTGCTCGCAACATTGCCCTCGCGATAATCACCGAAGCCCTGCATTTGATAGCAAACCGCCGGGACCTCGCCGAAGGTGTGCAGTGCAGGACACGGCTTGTCCAGTCCGACGGTGCTGCGGTTATTCGGCGATGTGATCTGCGCGCGATCAAATATCAAAACAGACGGACATTGATTCGGCCCGTTTGATACCGCGCTCAGCGTCGGCGCGCATTCCTCGGCGTAGCCGATGCCGTTCGCCTTTGCACCCTGCCCCGCCTTAAAGGCCGCGCAGATCACCGGCTGATTGTTCCCGCTCATGCCGGCCGCAGCGGTCAGCGTAGGTGCTCTGTCGTCTGTGCGAATCTCTGCACCGCCCTGCTGCGTCGCCATGCAGATCACTCCGCACGATGCTTGCCCCCTGCTGCTGCCGGCCGAAATGCACATTGCCTTTTCTTTGCTTGTAATCGGGTCTTGCGTCAAGTGGACCGAGATTGCGCAGCCAGCGCCCGCTCCAAAATTTCCGGCAGCTTCTTCCCCCGCCGCTCCGCGCGGCGCAGGATGCCCTGACACGCTTTTGCGCTCAAAGAGTATTTCCCCTGCGGTGTCTCCTCCAAAATCTGCGACAATCGAGATACGACGGCGACGTTGGGGGACTCCCCAGTGTTGCGCGTCATGCACTCGCCAAGCCACGCTCCATCGTCCTCCCACGTCATCGTGGTAGCCCCCCCAGGTGTTCCAGCCTTTTTCAGGCACTTCAATATCGGGGGCTTCCGGCTCTGCGATGCGGATGATCTCTTCAAGGACTGCCGCGAAGTCTCGCCCTTTGTTGCTTGAGAATGCTCCGGGCACGTTTTCCCAGACCATAAACCGAGGTCTGACCATGTCACCTGTCCGTCCGTTCGATCTGTCATGTTCTCTCATCTCCTTTACGATGCGAACCTGTTCCATGAACAATCCGCTCCTTGCACCGGCCAATCCGGCGCGTTTCCCTGCAATGCTCAAATCCTGGCACGGGGAGCCGCCCGTGATAACGTCCACGGCCTCGATCTCCGCGCCATTGATTTTCGTAATATCGCCGAGGTGCTTCATCCTCTTCCCTCGCATTCTCCGAACAGCTCCCGGAACGTCATCCCAGTCAAATCTTCCAGCGCCAGCAGCAGCCGCACCGTTGTATCTCTGTCACCGCGCACCCACGCCGACACCGTAAACTGCGACGTCCCGAGGGATTGCGCCAGTTCTGTTTGGTTATAGTTCTCCTTTTCCAGTGCTTCCTTGAGCACCGGATAGACGCATCGCTCAAACGGGGTCTTTGCCCGATGCACTCTCAGCATGTCGACACCTCCCCGAAGTATTTCGCATATTCCCTGTCGCTCCACGCCGTCCAGACACTCGCGAATCTGCGCTTTTTATGTGGGTTCTGCCGCATAGCAGAAACAGAGTGCGATACCGCGCTGAGGTCAACGCCGCACTTTTGGGCAAGCTCTGTCGGTGAGTCTGCCACGCAGGTAACAACACCTACATGCTTGTGGTCAAGCGCCACATACAGCTGTCTGTATTTCATCTTTTCGCTCCCTCATTTCGTTCGTTGATAGCGCCGCGTCTTAAATTGCCGCGCGCCCCAATAGGCACCGCGTTCCTGCGTTTGGCGCGCTTCTTCTTCCTTCGCCTCGTTGTACTTGGCGATATCCGCCTGATAGTACGGGCAATCGCCGTGACAGCCTACGTGCCGCGTCGGCGGCTTGCAGCTGTGGCAGTGCTCAAAACTCATCTCACACCTCGCGGATCGTGATGCCGTACTTGTCCTGCATCAGTTTCTTTTTTAGCAGATAGTCTTTCGTTTTCGCGCCCTTTGCGTCCTCGACCTCACGCAGCCAGTGCACCGTTCCGTTGCAGTCTGGCTCGGTCGCCCGCTCGTAAACAAAATCCGCGCGGTAGACCATTGGCTTGATCCTCTCTCCCTCTATGGTCGTGTATCCCTCCACGAGGGTAAAATTCACTTGCAGCCGCAGGTCGCGAATCTTCCCCATCACTCGCAGCACTGTCAGCTCGGCGAATCGCGCCGCCTCACGCTCGGAATCAAACTTGATGCCGTCACGCACGACCTTTCGGTTGCCGTACTTGTTCTTCTTCGGCTTCTTCATGCCTGCCAACTTGTCAAGCACCTGCTTCTGCGCCTGCGGTCCGAGCCGTGCAAGGTCAGCTGATGTCAGTGCCATCGTCGGTCTCCTGCAAATCGCCATGAGACGCGCTCTGCGCGTTTTTATCCTCCACGGGTGTCATTTCACGTTTTTCGTATTCCGAGCGCTCCTGCGTGCTCTCAGGTGCGTCCCCGGTGGCTTCTCGTTTGCCGTCCGCAGGATCATCCCGCAAACCGACGCCGATGATGTAATTTTCGCCGTCCCTTCTGGCATGCACTTCGTACTTGCGATAGGTTTCCCGTGCGTCGAACTTCGGCAGCATCAGGCGTTTGCCGATGACCGCCCCCGTGTCGGGGTCTACTGCGTCCTCACCGTAGGCAATCGCCACCTGTGCAAGCAGCGCGTCGGTTGCAATGCTGATTTCGGCAACGCCACTGGCGCGCTTGGAAAGCTGCGCGTTCAGTTTCATCAGCTCGCCGACTTTTTTCTGGTATCTGCCGAGCTCGTGCTCAAGCCGTTTTACCTTGTCTCTGTTTCTTTCGCTCATCGGTTCTCCGTCCTTTCGTAGTGCAGCGTCAGCGCCCGGGCAATCGGGCAGCGCCGCCATTCTTCGTTGGCGCAGTAGCGCCGTGTATATTCGTCCAGTTCCTCTTTTGGCAGCTTGACTTGGGCACCCTCGCAGTTGAGATAGTCACGGTAGTCCCGCGAGTAAAACGGGCACTTGAAAATGCCCCCGCGATACCCGCTCACGGCGCACCGCCTGCCATTTCGGCATCCGCCGCTTCCCACGTCAGCCCGTGTTCTCTCGCATAACGCGATACGCTCGGCATGAATACCTCCTGTTCGGCTATCCGCTCGATGTATGGCTTCATCCACGCCACCGAGACGTGCGGGGAAGCTGTACCCCTGATCTTTGCCAGCACTTGGCCGACTTTCGGGGGGAATCCCCTCGCATCCTCGGCAATCAGTGCATTTACTGCGTCCATCGCCTCGGCAGGGTCTTCACTGCCCAGCATGTCCAACCAGAGGGAAACCAGCTCTTCGGCTTCTGCTCTGGTCATCTTGGCATAGGCCTGCGGATAGGCCTGTTTTAATCGCCCTAAAAGGCTAATTACGTCAGCTCTTTCCACGGTTTTTTTCCTCCTCCAACATCTCGGCGAATACATCGCCGCCGACAAACGGCTTATTTTGCGGCGCTTTGCCGCCCTTGTCCTGCTCTCTGGCAAGCCAAGCAGTAATGAAACGCTTAATCCCTCCGCGTGTCTTTCGCTTGGTAGGGTTCGCGTCGCACCACCCTGCCATGTTTCTGAGCTGTTGTAGAACGTCAACGCTCGGATAGAGCTGCGACCATTTGGCCCTGTCGTTCTCCGACACGTCGAAAAAAGTCCCGTCATTCAGCGGCAAAGAAATCACCGGCGGCGCGTCAGCCGCTTGCGGCTCAGCGCATAATATGTACTCTTCTTTACTCTTCTCTACTCTACTTTTCTCTACTTTACTTTGCCGTTCGATGTCAGCATTTTTTGAAAAAATGTTTACATTTTTCGCAGAAATGTAAACATTGGGCAAAATTTGGGCAACATCAACCAGAAGGATGTTATAATCGACTTCGAGAGTTTTACGGCGGCTGACTGCCTCGAAGTACCTTTCTTGTATGCCTTTAGAGGTCAATACGTGGTACTTGTCATACTTCTCTTTGTCGAACATCCCTCGCCTGATAGAAGCCTCTATTATTTCAGAAACGACGCTCCCACCCAACCCGACCTTGCGGGCGAACAAAAGCGCAACCTCCTCTGTCCATTCAATGTAGTAACCCGCCTTACCGTAAATCTCTTGCAGCAAGTGAACGACTACACCAAATCCTGTCAAGCCAAATTCTGCCTCTATCAGTTCAAACTTTGCGTTCAATGTGACATCAAGCGGAAAGTAATCGATCCCGCTCTTTGCCATAGACTACTCCCTTAAAACGGCAGCTCGCCGTCATCCTCGCCGACCTCCGTAAAGCCGTCTGCGGCGCTCTCTGCGGCGTTTCTGCTCTGGGCGGTTTCGTTACCATCCGAGCGCCTGTTGTCCGCGAAATACACGCTGTCAGCCTGCACCTCGTAGCTCCTGCGCTTGTTGCCGTTCTTGTCCGTCCAGTCGCGCATCTGCAAGCGCCCCTCGACGCCGATCATGCGACCCTTATCGGCGTAGTTGCAGAGCACTTCTGCCGTGCCGCGCCATGCGACAACGTCGATCCAGTCTGTGCCGCCCTCCTTGCCGTTGCGGTCAACGGCAAGAGGGAACGACACAACGGATACTCCGCTGTTCGTCTTTTTCAGCTCCAAGTCACGCCCGATGCGTCCCATCAGGCACACGCGATTCATGCTCACTGTGCGTCACCGTCGCTTTCGATGACCTCGCCGGTCGCCTCGTCCACGGTGTAGTTTTCGGCCTCGATGGTTTCCTCTGCCTGCGCATCTGCGGCGATCACGTCGGCAAGCTGTTTGCCCGCGTCGCGCGTCTGGTAATCGATGGACATAACGCCCCACTTGCCAATCAGGATACGGTAGACAGTCTTGCGTGCCATAGCGTCCCAATCATCGCGCCAGCCCTTACCCTGATATTCACCTTTGCGGAATTTCTTTTCATGTGCGGTGATGGCCTTGGCGCTCATGTATACGGTCTTTTCCGCGCCGTTGATAAGACGGTAATAACCGACGTATCCGATGATAGGAAGCGCCTCGCGCGCGTCCTCGTCCTCCACGAAATCAATGTCAACCTCTTCGGTCAGACGGTTATAACTCTTCAATTCGCCCTCACGCACGTCCACGACGTTGATGGTCTTGTATGCACCCGTGCGAAGTGCGAGCTGGTGCATACCTTTCCAGCCGAGAATGAATGTCGCTTCCATCTTTTTTGCGCCAATATCCTTCTTGTAGTTCTTGAATGGCACAATGTAGGCATAGCCCAAACTCGGGTCGATGGGGAGATCAAACATCGCCGCTTTCAGCGAGGATTGAATGACCGTCATCGGGGATTCGTAAAAAGCCTGCTGCAAATTCTTGTCTGCATTGACCATCGAAATGATGGACGAAATAAACTGTGGCGCGCGCTTGCCAAGCAGCTCGTCAAAGCGCTTGCGCATGCCGTCGCGGTCAAGCAGATCGTTCACCAACGCCGTGACGGATGCCTGTTTCTGCTGCGGTGCTTTCTGCATCGCCTGCGCGTTCTGAATCAATCCTTCCTTCATCTTTCTTTATCCTCCTTCACCGCAAACTTGCGGAAATTTGTCGTTTTGTAGTATCTGCTCAAGTCCATGTCTGGGTGATCCTTGGCAAACGCCCTCGCATCGAACGTCTGGCGGCTCTGCGCCTTCCAGTCGACCGTATAGCGCCCGCAGTAGCCGCGCTCATTGTCACCAAGGTCGTTCATGAGCTGCTGTTTGATGGCGTCCGCGTCCTTCTCAATGGCTTTCTTCCGGCTCATCAGGTATTGGTACTGCTCGATCAGGCTCTCGCGCCCGAACAGCTCCACTTCGCCGCCGCCGCCCTCGTAGATGCTCGTGATCGTCTCCGTCGTGCTCTCCATACCGTCCATCGGCGGCGGACTGTCGGATTCCACGTAGTCGTGCCAGAAGTCCTCCGCGCACCGTTTGACCGCCTCGATCTCTTCTGGGCTGACATACACGCTACTTTCGCACCATCCGGGAACATAGTCATCAGGAACGGTCGTGATCTGGTAGCAGTAAAAGCCCTTGCCGAGCACCAATGCCGCCAGATACCAGCGTTGCCAGCCGGTCACGGCCAGATACGTCACGCACTGCGCATAGTAGCTTTCGGGGAAGTCCCCGCCCTCGTAGCGTTTGAGGTTCAGCGCGCTTGCGGTTTTGCATTCAAGGCCGGAGCTTTCGCCGAGGACTTGCCGGTCAATGTTGGCGTGCAGATGGGGGCAATCCTCGCGGCGCAGCAGGTAGTTCATGCGGCGCACCGCCTTGCGGCTCACTTCTTCGAATCGGCTTGCCACATACGGCTCAAGGTCTCGCCCGACGCGCATTGCCTCGTTTTCCGGCTCTTCGCCGATCCTGCCGGTCTTTTCCGCCCATACCGTGTAGGGCGACCGGTAGCGGTTCAGACCGAGCACAGCGCCCATGTCGCTGCCGCCGAGGCTCTTCTTGCGCTCTTTAAGCCACTCCTCGCGGCTCATGCCGCGCGTCGAGATTTTCTGCATCTTCATCTTTTGTTACCTCGATGTCTTCCGCCCCGCAGAAGGGGCAGCATAGTATCGTTTGCGTCTCCACGCCGCGCTCACTGTCAAGGTTCTCGCGCCTGCGCAAGACGTCGGGCTCGTTAAAGGTCAGCCCGCACCATCCGCAGCGGTACATCACATCATCGCCGAGACCGCGATGAGCACCGCCGCCAGCAACAGACAGATACCGGCAAAAAGCATCGCCTCATCGGCCTTTCGCTGCTCTCTCGTGCGCTTGTCGTGACGTCTCATCGTCTGCACCCCCTGTCGATAAACGGCAGCAGCTCATACAGCACCTTGCACACAGCGCACGCGCCGATGACGGCAAGACCCGTCGTAAAGTCGCAGCCGTTGAGCGCGATCACCGCAGCGGCGATACCGCCGAAAAACAACGTGTCGATCATGCCTCCACCTCATATCCAAGAAATTTCAGGAACGAAAGCCGCGGGATGACCGTGATCGTTCCGATGCGGCTGACCGGAAATCCGAGCTGTTCGGGGTGGTCTTTCGCCGCAATGCTGATCGAATAGGGCTTCCGCCCGAGTACCGGCGCGATATCCGCCGGTGTCAGCACCGGCTTGTCCGATGCAAGCATTTCTTCCACCGTCATATGCGTGCTCCTTCCTCTCCAAGAAACTTCTGAATGAAATACTGCTGGCCTTTGCCGGTGACTTTCGTGGTCTTGCTCACCGTCACCGTGCCGTCAGAATGTGTGATCGCCGTTTCCTTAACGGTGAAAAGCCCCAAGTCCATTGACTTCTGCGTTGGCATATTGAAGTCCGTGCCGTTTCGGCGAATCAGATAGCCGTTTTCGCGCATCCAACGGAACAAACGGTGCTGCCCGATGTCAACGCCGTTTTGTTTCAGCAGCTTCGCCAGCTCGCCGACGAGGATCGAAGTCTTGCTTGCGCTGACCGCATCGGCAAAAAGCACCTTTGGCGCGTCGGCCTCGACCTTGTTTTCAAGCCGCTTGAGCTTGTCCCCTGCGATTTGCAGCGCGCGAGCCATAACTTTCTCCGGGCTGTTCCAGTCCTTTTCAATTTGAAGAAAATACTGGCGAGCCTGCTTGCCCTTTTCATTGCGCTGGATCATGCAAAGCTCTTTCGCCATGTCGATGGTGAGAACCGCGTCCTGTGCAGGGCGCCCCCCGGTACTTTCGCTCAAAAATGAGCAGAAGTCTTCGCCCTCGGTGAACCCGTACTCGCACATTCTCGGGAACCAGTCTTTATAAGCCGTCTTCACTTCGAGAAAGTCGTGCAGGTCTCGCGCCGAGACCGCTGGGCGGTCATTGTTGTAAGTGATCTTGATTAGCTCGTTCATGTGTCCTCCTTACCCGTAAGCGCTTCTTCCTTTACCTTGAAGTGCTTGGCAAGCCGTTTGATGTGGCGCGGGTGCGGGTAGCAAGCGCCATCTTTCCAGCTCTTGATCGACGTCTGCGAGACATCGATCTCTTTCGCAAGACGATAATTCGTCTCGCCGCGCTCAGCCTGTAGCCGAGCAAGGTTTTCAGGGAACCCCATCTTTTTCGCCTCCAAATTTGATTAAAATGTTGACAAATTGGAGCATTGGTGTTACTCTAAGTTTTGCTACAAACATTGATTCGCGCCAGCTCGATTTGTCAGGGTGGTCTGGTTTCTTATTACCTGTCCACGAATCTAATTATAGTCGAAGTTAGACCATTAGTCAACCTAAATTAGACCGTCAAAATAACCTAAGTTAGACTGTGATTTTTATGGGATTTGCCAGAAATTTTAACTATTGCATGGATAGCGCAAGATACTCTTCGTATCGATTTGCTAAAATACTTGGTGTAAACTTACAAAGCGTTTCTAACTGGAAAAACGGCGTAGTTGTTCCGCACCCAAAGACCCGCCAGAAGATCGCCGACCATTTCGGCATCACGCTTGCCGAGTTGGACGGCGACGAGCTTCCCGCCCTCCCGAAGCAGGGCGCAGAAAAAGAGACCGCCGTCCCGAAGAACGACGGTTTAAACTATACCGATTTTGAATTGTTGCAGGCGTACCACGTTGCGGACGCCCGCACAAAAGAGGCGATCCGCACGCTGCTTGGGATCAAGGGGGAATAAGTATGTCTGAATTTAACGTTCTAAAAGCCCTCTCCGAGAGTGGCGGCGAAATGGAATGGTCGGCGCTGATGAATACTGACAAATCCGTGCAGGAGACGTCCGGTTCATTGCAACTGCTACTGCACAGCGGGTATATCTCTGGGTCGCTTGCCCCGTATTCGTCAGTTAAAATCACCCCCATCGGGCGGGCTTATTACTCAAAGTTAAGCGCAGAACATGAGGAGAAGCGCCGCGAACAAAAGTACATCCGTGAAGAAAATGCAAAAATGGAACACCATGCTATTGTCAACAAATGGGTATCCTTTGCATCGATGCTCTTCGCTGGCGGCTCTCTTCTGCTGGGGATATTGGCAGCATTCAAACTCATTTAACCTGTCTTTCATTTTACGCAGTTTGATTTGCCCGAGAACAGCCCACACGCTAAAGAACATGGATAATGCTGTGCAAATGCAAAATAAAATCTTCATCTTTTTGCTCCTTTCAGCAGTTCAATGACTGCTCTCCGCTTTTCTGCATCTTGAATCGCCTCGAGGAATGCGCGGTCTTCTGCAGTAATATTATCGGCGTTGGCTTTTGCGTCTTGATATAAGCGTTGCATCTATGTATCCTCCGTTCAAGTTGTTTCACCTATTATCTCTCATAAGCTCATGGCTTCAACATAGAAAATAGTATTAGGAGGTCTTGCGCGTGGGATTGTATACCGACCCGAATTATTTTGAAAAGCAAGCGCACTACCAGCACCGCAAAGTAAAGAAAGTCATTAAGGCGGTGTCCTATAAGTCAAAGCAGCCTGCCCCTGATGAGGCGGTATCAGAAGCCTCGACGCAGGTTGATCCGGAATCCGCCTCACGCGATATCCATGATCATTCCGTTGAACCAACAGTTGATGAATTTGACGAATCTCCCGACTTAACGCAAATGACGCAAGAAGAATACGACGCGTTCATGATGGGAATGACCGTCGAGCAATACCGCGTCTATCGGCAGATGGTTTTAGAAAACGAATCCAAGAGAAACAGGCGAAAGCGGATCAGCAGAAAGCAGCGCTCTCCGGAAGTTGATATCCTGTTGGTAGCATTAAAGCCGCTGCTTTTCGCAGCCGTCATCTGCGGTATCATCTGGGTTTCAATTGAAAGTTCCGGGCCATTGAACGAGTCCGACATGAATGATTCTCCGCCAGTAAAGCCTCCAACTGAAACGGTTAGTAGTGGAGGCGGCAGGCTCGTCCCACTGCAACCTGTGAGCTTTCGCAATGGGCAGATTGTCACATACCCGTCCGGCGATCAGGTCGCACCTTTGACAGTGCAAACCGCTGGAGATTCCAATTTCTATATCGTGTTAAAACCAATCGACGGAGAGGCAATATCCAACGGGGCAATGTCTTTCCTCGTGTCGGCAAGAAGTGCCGAAGTAGATGTGCCGCTCGGCACATACGCGATCTATTATGCGTATGGTCCGGACTGGTACGGAAAAGAGTATAAGTTTGGAGAAAGCACCGAGTATTTCAAATGCAACGAAACGTTTGAATTCACCGCAGATGACGAAATGGTTTACGGGTGGACGCTAACTCTCTATAAAGTATCCAACGGGAATATGAGCACCGATGAAGTGTCGAAAGATTATTTCCCGGATATTTAAGCAAAGCCCTCGCCGCCTCTGCAACACCGGCGAGGGCTTTTCAGCAGCAGCGGGGAGCGGTCGCCGCTGCTTGTTTTGACCATATCGCGCTTTACCTTACCACTTCAATACCAAGACTTTGCAACACGACGGCATTCGACCGCGTTCGACAGACCCACTTTTGGCACCCCAAACGGGCAGAAACCGGAAAAAGTTAAGGTGATGTAAATGAACATTCAAGAACTGTGTAGAATCCGTAAAGAAGAACTGAAACTGACCTATCAGGACATTTCCGACGCTTCCGGCGTGCCGCTGTCCACCGTCCAGAACTTCTTTTCCAAGCTGTCGAAAGCTCCGTCCATCTATACCGTCGCGCCGATCTGCAAGGTGCTCGGCATATCCATTGACGAAATATTCGGAATTACCGAACACTTGACGCCGACCGAGGAAACCTTGCAGGCGCGCAACGATGAGCTGGAACGCCACGTTGACGCAAAGGCTGATACCATTGAGATCATGCGGCGCGGTGTTCGTATCCGCAACGGCGTGATTGCTATAATGTTCCTCATCATCGTTTTTCTCACTGTGTGGTGCGTGTACATTGATTTTCATTGTATAGATTACGGATTTTGGAGGGGCTGACATGGCGAATTGCATCAAATGTAAAGCAGCGCTGCCGGATGGCGCGCTGTTTTGTCCTATGTGCGGCAAAAAGCAAGCATCTGTCGACCGAAAAGCCACAAAGCGCGGCAACGGGACAGGGACGGTCTATAAACGCGGCTCTTCATGGGTAGCCGAAATCACCAAAGGCTACCGTGAAGAGGACGGCAAGCTGACCCGCGTGAAAGCAAAAAAATGCGGCTTCCGCACAAAGCGAGAAGCCTTAGAATATATCCCCATGCTGCGGACGCAAAAGCCCCGTGAAAAGGATATCACTTGGCGCAAGGCATATGAGCTTTGGTTCCCAACGCATCGCGCCGACAAGTCCACGCTGAATTGCTACGCCGCTGCCGAAAAGTATTTTGCACCGATCGAATTTATGAAGCTGGCCGCGGTCGAGATTGATGACATCCAAGAATGCATTGATGACTGCCCGCGCGCCAAGCAGACGAAAAAGAATATGCGCACCGTGTGCAGCCTGATCTACAAGTATGCCGTTCCGCGCGGATACGCCCCTATGAGTATGGCCCCGTATCTCACCGTCACCGGTGAAAACGCCGCGCCGCGCGCGAGCTTTGATGCCGACCAAATCAAGAAGATAAAAGAGGCGTGCGACGTAATTCCATACGCCGACTATATCTACTGCATGTGCTACCTCGGTTTCCGCCCTACAGAGTTTCTCGGCCTGTCGATTGATAACTACGACAAGAAAGAAAAGGTGCTTCGCGCTGGTATCAAGACCGAAGCGGGCAAGAATAGAACCGTCACGATATCACCCAAGATTCAGCCCATCATAGACCGGCTGTCAAAAGATAAGATATCCGGCGCGCTATTCTGTAACGAAGAGGGGAAAGCGTTCAGGTATGACTATTTCCGCGACGAGGTTTTCTATCCCACATTAAAGGCAATCGGCATTGACAATCCAATCGAAAACAAGCGGCACAAGTATTCCCCCCATACGTGCCGCCATACGTTCGCGACGCTGATGAAAAACATTCAGGCATCGGACAAGGACAAACTCGAGCTGATCGGTCACGCAAGCCCCGAAATGCTGCGGTATTATCAAGATGTTAACATCACCGACCTTCGAAAAATCACCGATGCAATATAATTTTTCTGTTACCCCCTCGTTACCCCCATCGAACGATTTCCCGTTGATATTCCGTCGTTTTTCGGTGACTGGGGGTCAAGAGGCCGTGAGTTCAAGTCTCGCCACTCGGACCAAGAAAAACCTCGAAACCGTTGCGGTTCCGAGGTTTTTTATATTTAGACTATTCTGACAAATTCTTGATTATGCCCAATATTTCTATCCTGTTACCCCCGTAGTTACCCTCGCATAAAAGGCCTCTGTCCGCAATGGGCAGAGGCCTTTTGGTCTAATAGTGCGTCATTTTTTAGGCTCGCTCATCCCTCACGAAACATCCCTTGCATCGTCCGAACCTCGGCAGCTCTCTCGATCTGCTTCCTGTGCAGATAGTCATAGAGGTACTTCATTCCCTCGGGCGGCTCGCCGTGCTCCTGCCGGTACTTCTGGATGACGCCAGCGACCTCGGCGTGGAGCATCGTCATGTGATGCATCTCTTCGCCGGAAAGCTCGTAAAACGTCTTCGCAAGAGCAGGACGTTCGTCCTTGTACTCGAGGGCGCATTTCGCGTACTTCATCGCGTCCTCGATTTCCTCGTCGACCATCGCCGACAGTTTTTCAATGAGTTTCATTTTCTCCCTCGCTTTCTGCAGCTTCGACATTATTTATGGCATTAGCAAATAGCAGCAAAATTATCCCGAGCAGCAGAGCATCTGAATCGTCGTTCACAGTTTTTCGACCGTGACCGCAAGGTTGTTGACGACCGATGCTACGCCGTCGAGCGCCAGCGACAGAAGAGAGCCGTCACAGCCGCAGGCGTTACGGATAATAGCTGTAATAGTGAGGTTTGCCACGCCGTTTGCTGCGACCGTCTGAGCTGCCGTAGCGCCGATGATGGCGACGCCGTCCTTCTGTGCGGTCAGGCTGACCGTACCGGCAGCCGTGGGTGCGACTGTCGCGCTGACATTGACAAGGTAATATCCCTGCCCACACAGTGTAATCGCGTTGCCGTCCTGACGGATGTTGCAGCCATAGCGGCGCGTCGTCGAGCCGACCGGCACGATGCCGCCGGCCGCAACGGTGGGATTGCTGACGTTGGTCGTGTAAATTGCAGACTTGCTCATATTTTTACCCTCCTAAAAAATTAAAAAGCGGAGCAGCTGTTGCCGCCCCGCTTGCCTCGCCGAATAGGGCGTCAAATGTTGCCGTTTCCGCAACCGCAGCCACAGAACGGGGAGTTGCCCGCGCTGTAGGTGTAGCCGCTGGGATAGCGAACGACACCGCACATCTGCTCGCGCAGATAGAGTTGGTTGTTGGCCTGCTCAAGCTGTGCGATGCGGCCTTCGAGCTGGCTCTTTTCGAGCGCTGCGAATTTAGCGTCGATGTTGGCGTTGATGGCGTCAAGGCCGCGCTGCGTGGTGCAGCAGCAGTCTGCCATCTGGCGCTGGATGTCGTTGCCGGTCTGCATGATGGCCATGTTCGTGCCGTTCTGTGCGAGCGCGACCTCCTTGCCCAGCTGACCGATGCCGCCCTGCATCTCGTAGCCGAGATTGCAGATGCCGTTGCCGATGTTGGTCAAGCGGTCGTTCAGCTGGCCAAACTGCTGGCCGAAAAGGATCTCCTGCTGCGACGCAGCCGTGGCGTACTGGCCAAACTCGCCCTGGCGATTCCATCCGTTGCCGCCAAAGCCGAACATGAAGAGGAAGAGCACGACAATGAGGAACCAACCGGAACCCCAGCCGTTCTCATCGTTCGCACCGCGGGTGACCGCGGCGATATCGCTGAGAGACATACCACTATCCATGTGTCAAAACTCCTTCCTGAAAGATTTTATAAATAAACCGTTGCGCACCGGCTTATTTCAGAAATTGCATGAACTCCTTTGCCTGCTCTTGGAGCTGCTGGAACTGAGCCTGAGACATCTGCCCGGACTGCAAAAGTCTTTCGACTTCCTGCTGCGCTTTCTGGGGCGTCATGCCTGCAGCGAATTTGCGAAATTCTCCCAACATCGCAAGAGGGTTATTTGGTCTTCTGCTGCTTCTCTGTAGCATCTGCATCATCGGATTTGGCATTGAGTATTTCCTCCAATCTCTTCACGCGGTTTTCAAGACTGTTGACGTCTACCGGCGCAGCCGCCTGATACGGCGCGACTGTGTACGGCATGACGGTGGCATACCCCGCACCATCCGTCTGTTTGAGCCAGACAATGGGGTCGTTCTCGTCCATCAGCAAAATAGAGCTGTTCGGAGCGAGCCTGAACGCCTCTGCGCCATTTCTTCCGTTCACGCGGGTAATTTGACCCGCAAAGCCTTGCATCGCTCCTGCGCCGTTCTGCGGGCTTGCAGGGGCATATCCGCCATAGGGGTTATAGCCCATTGGCTGCGGCTGATAAGGATTGCCAAAGTATCCCATGCGCGCACCTCCTTTTGTTGTCTCAATGATAACGAAAAAGAGGCCCCGCAAAGAGCCTGAAAAAGGTCTTTGTAGGGTCTCTTCTTTATGTGTTTTTGATACCGTCCGCGATTTTGCTGTATGCCCGGCGTCGCCGCGTCTTCACGTACTCCGGTGAGACGTGCAGCGTCTCCGCGACTTCGACGCGGCTCTTCCCGCGCACGTCGCACTCGATAAGGCAGTACGCCTCGTCCTGCGGCAGTTCGAAGGATAAGATATACGCCACGGCTCGTTTGGGGGCCATAGAGGATAATTGCGCGCGGATTGACCTGTGCTGACTGTTCATGCCCGTGTAGGGCTTGCAGAGGCGCTTGCGCGTGGGCTTTCGCCGCCCGCTCCTTCCTGTGCCCGATTCGGGCACCGTTATTTTGTCGCTCTCTGGATCATCGTCACGACTTCTTGCCGCGTGATAAATCTCTGCGGCGCGCTGCCGTCCGTGATGCCCACAGCTTTTGCCGCCGCCCAGTCTTTCGCCGCCCACGAAGAGACGGGCTTGGTGCCGATCTGTGCCAAATAGCTGTCCATCATCTTGTTAAACGTTGCCTGATCCATGTACTCCTCCATTTCCGGCGGATACTTCCCCGCCAAAATCATGCGCCCTGTGTATCGCATATGGTCGTCCCACTGGAAATGCGGTCGGTCGGGGAATTTCTTCCAGTCGCCGCCCCACGAAAAGCCGATCTGCTTGCCGATCTGCCCGCAGCGAGCGAAGAACGACGGATCGTCGTACTCATGCCCCTTGACGTTTTTGCAGATGTCGAACGCCAGCCCAGCTTTGACGCCGTGGAACGTCGGGCGCGTCGCGGTCTTTGCCGCGTAGCCGTTCGCGGCAAGATAACGCTGGTACTCGGCATCCCTGACCGTCTCCGTCACGAGTACGGGAAGCCCCGCCTCCTTGCAGAGGTCGAGGAAGATAACGCAGTTTGCGCGCACGTCCGCCCGCAGGTCGGCGATGTCCCTACTGTGATACATCGCCGTGCTCCTTTTTGTAGTTGGCGCTGGATACGCCGATGAGCGCGCCGATAAACAGTGCCACGGCGCTGATGGTGGTTGTGACCTGCTCTACATACCCCCAGCCCCAAACACCCGCCAGCGCGGCGTAGAGGCCGGAGCAGGCGGGCAGTACGATGAGCACGAGCCACTTGAGCACATCGTACACCTTGTTACTCATTTCAAACTTCATTGTTCTTCTCCTTTCGTTTTCGTCCAACGATAATTTCCACCAGTGTCAGAAGCCCGGTAAAGGCTTCAATGATGCCGCCCGTACCCAGCAGGTACGGGAAGATGTTGTCCCACTGCCACCCCTTGATGCTGTAAAAGATGACCGTGTAGATCACAAAAGCGGCGATGAAAATGCCAACGATAATCAAAATGATGTTCCTCGTTCGCAATTTTGATGCCTTTTTGATAAGGTACTTCATCCGACCGCCCCACTCAGCAGCCACGCGATAAACGCGCCCGCCAGCGCCGCGAGAGCCTTGTCGACCAGACTGTCCCAGCGTTTCCCCGCCTTGCCCGTGATGGCTTTTACGTCCTCTTTGATCTCCTTGACGTCGCCCTCAACGGTTTCTTGCTTGGTCGCCAGCACCTCGACCGACGTTGCCAGCCTGTCAAGCGCCGTTTGGTGCTCCTGTAACTCGTTAATCCTGTGCGTATTGCTCTTGCACCTCGATTCGATCAGCGCAATATCTGCGTCATCGTAGTGCTTTGCATTGTCCATTTTTCACGCCCCCTTATTTTTATGGTGTTCTCCATTGAGCCTATCATGCCGCTTCCGCAAATTCACCACGGGGCAAAAGAACCTGTCGGACCACCGGCAGGTTCTTTTGCTTTACGTCGCTTTCCTCCGTGCGATTGCAAGCTGCTCGTCCACCCGCGCGCGGTTCCAGTGGCGAATCTTCTTTCCGACGCCGAAGTCCTCAAAGAGGGCTGCGCGCTGTTTATCGGAAAGCCCCTTCTGCTGATAAACAAGCTCCATGATCTGTAAGCCTTCACTGTTGCTGATGGTATCCCCGTTTTTGTCCTTCAGGCTTTCGATCCCGCCTTTTGCCAGATAAAGCGCAATATACTGGGCTTCTGAAACGCCCGTTTTTTTGACGGTATCTATGGCCTTTGCCGCCCATCCGTCCGTTTGGTAATTGCTCACGCTCATTTTCCCAACGATGTTGGCATATTCGTAGGCTTTCGCAACGGCATCTGCCTTATCGCCGTCGCTCATGGACTTATAGCTCGCAAGTCCCGTGAGCTCGCTGACGATCTTATAGGAAGTCTGCCCGCGCTTTGTGGCGTACTTGACGTATTCCTCGCCGGTCAACTGTTTGTTTTCCTTATTCACGGTAAAAGATTTCGGTGCGCGCTGCGGCAGGACTTTGGCCTCACCGGTCGCCTCATACAGGCGGCTCAATTCATCTTCCATTTTGCTGCCGCTTACCTTCGAGGTATACGCGGGATTCGCAAAATTGTTAAATGCCCGCGCGATCACTCCTCCGGAGCTTTCCGTGCGTCCCCATGCGTCGATAAAGGGGATCTGCCCGTAGTCAACGCCCGGAATACGCGCGCTGGCCTTGCCGAGCGCATATTGCATATCCGGCGTCAGGAATTTGTTCTTATCCGTATAGGTCGTCATGCGCTCGCTTTCGCCCGTGCGCTCCGCCTGCCCGAAGACCGTCGGGATACCCTGCGTCAAATAACTCGTCGCCGCGCTTGCTACCGCACTGGTTAGTGCGTTTGTGTCCCCGGAGGACGCATACCCCACCGCGTCAAAAACGTCGTTCAGGCTTTGCAGACAGCTCATGGAAAGAAGCGGGTCCGTCACGTTGCTTGCTGCCTGAAGCATATCACTCATAGTGAGATACCCGTTGTTCGCCTGCATTTGCTCGTAAAGGTTTGCCCCGACGAAAAACGGAAGCGCTTCCGGCGCAAGCCAATCCAGCGTAATACTCGTGCCATTTGGCAGCTCCATCGCATATTCCTGATGCCCTTGCAGCTCGTCGAACTTTTTCTTCTTCTCGTCATCACCGCCGCTGCCGCGAAGAATGCCCTCTTTCGCCATATAAAGGCCGAGCATCATCAGCCCCGTGCCGGTCAGACCGGCGGCGGCACGGTCGATCATTTCGGTCGCCTGCATATTACCCTTCTGCACCTGCACAAGGTCATAGCTTATGCTTTTGAGGAAACCAATAGGGCTGTATTCCACGCCGCGCACCAGAATGTTGGCTGGTGTCTTGCGGAACGGCAGGATTCCTTCGGCGAGGGTGCTTCCGAGGCGTTTCATCTTGTTATCCCCGCGGTATCTGCCGAGATCGGAGATCATCTGTGAAAACGCATTGGTGTCTCGATAGGTTGCTTTCTGCGCCTCTCTGATCGCGTATTCGCGTGCCGCTTCAATGCCTTTCCCGCCAGCGACCTGCTCCGCGGTAATGCCATTTGCTTTGCAGAATTGCGCCAGCGCCGCCGCGTAATGCGGCTTGGAGAACCATGCGTCTTCCGCATCCAGCGCCGTGCTGTTAGATTTGCGCATCGCTTCCAGCAGCTTTGGTTTGAAGATCGTGCGCCCTTCCTCGATTTCCTGTCGCACATTGACATTATCATTGTACTTGCCGCTGCCGAGAGCCTGCTCGCGAATGTTGGCATAGTCACTCCATGCCGCCTTGATAAGCCCTGCGTCCTTCGTCGTCAGGATTGCCTTCGTGCGTCCGACTTTGCCGCCGCTCACCGCGTTCGCAGCGCTCTCAATGCCTGCGCCGATGACGTTCTTTACCGTGACAGCAGGAACAAATCCTACGTTGCCAACGATGTTGCGCACATGCGTGCGTGGATTACCAAGCATCGAAAAGTAGCGCCAAGCGTTCCATTTGTCAATGAAGCGGCTCGGCATCTGTCTGCCGATATCGCGATAGATTTCCTTCATCGCCTCGGTGCGCGCATCGTCGTCCTTTGCGTTCAGGAACCTCTCAGCGAGGTCGCGGTCAATCTTCAGATCAGGGGCCTTTTCCCCGTACTGCTTTTTGAGATCTTCTGTCAAGTTCTCCACGCTGCGCTGCGCCGCATAAAGCTGCGTACCGGGGTCCTGCTGCTTGAGCAGCCGCGTTGCCTGCAACGCCTGTGCCGCATTTCTCTGGCGCTTTACGATGGTGTCGAGCACATCGATAGCTGTCTCCACATCACCGCTGTTTGCTGCATTGTTGTAGAGCGCCCAGCCAATCGCCGTATTCTCCTTGCTGATTCCCTCTTTGGTGGAATTTTTCCATTTATTCAAGGTCTTTTGCCAGCCTTCGGTTTTGATGCGGCTTTCTGCGTCACTGATGGCCTGCTTGTCCGTATAGCGGTCGTAGGAGAAATCTCCTTTTGCCACCATTCGTTCCAACGTCGGCACCATTGCGTCCGGCGTTGCCTTTGCTTCCAGCACCGTGCGGATCGTGCGGCTGACGTATTTGTCGTCCGCCGTTTTCTTCGGCACTTGTACCTCTCGGTACGCGCGCTCGCCCGCAGGGATATATCCGTACTTCTCTTTCAACGCTTCATAGTTCGCCTCGGGGATCTCACGGGAGAATGCCGCATCATTCACGCTGTTGACTTTTGCTAAACGGTCCGCCTCATCTCCGGCGATATATTCCACCGTGTTGACCCCGGCATCCTGCAATGCGGCTTTCAGCCGCTCGCTGCTATTGTCTGGGATAACGGCGGCAAGGACTTCATCGAAGCCAACGGCACGCTGGGGCTTTGCCTCAAAGTAGCCCGTAGGGATTTCCAGGGCCGCCTTAAAGATGCCTTGGATGTCCTGCGCTGTCTTGCTGCTGATTTTATACCCGTCAGCGGCAAAGCTCTTGATGATAGCATCCACGGTCTTTTTCCCGCCCGCAGCGTTCTTTAAGGCCGTGGCAGCATAGTCGTAGTCCATTGTGCCGCCGGTTTTCTTAACGATTTTCCCCAGCACATTGTTGATGGCCTCGTCCACCAGCTTTACCTTTGCGTCGTATTCACTTCCTTCCTCAAGGCCCAGCCGCCCGCTGTCCGACTTGATGTCCTGGATGCTTTTGTAGCTCGGTGTTGCAAGAGCCTGGATGCCGGTAGCCGAAACACCCCAGAAGCCTTGTCCGCGTTCGCTCTGCGCATCCCGCATCGCCTTGACGATATTCTCCAAAGTGTAGGCATAGTGGAGCTGCCCCCATGCACGCCTGTTCCCGTTGCGGTCGATGACCTCCTTGCCGTTGTAAAGGCCCTTTCGGCCCTCTACGCCGTCAAAAAGGTTGTGCAACCACGCCTCGTACTTTGCGGGGTCAACCGCTTCACGGATAGCCTTGTGCGTTGCTTCCGCGTCAAATTCCATCCGGCGGGTCTCCGGCCCGTTCGCCAGGTAGTTCCTTGCGCGGACCAGCTCTGGCATCAGCTTCTTGGCGGGCAGGGCCTCGCTCTCAATGCCGTGTTCAGCCAGATAGCTGCTGTACGCGGCCTCCAGTTCTGCGCCGTGTGCCTCTACCCAGCGTTTTCGCGCCAGCATGGGGCTTTCGCCACCGACCGGGCGCATCTCCCCGATGACATCCTCCCCCAGCCTTTGGATAAGGTGGTCATACAGCTTTATTTTTTCATCATCCAACCGCGTCACGGTCTCCGTGTTGATGTTTTGCACCATGTTCTGGCCACTGTCTGCCAAGAACAGATTCATCATCTGGGCATCATCTTTGTGTCGCTCCAGCAGCCCGGCCTCGCCGCCGTTGCTGTTCAATGCGTCCTCCAGCTCGTTGGCATAATTGTAGAGGGGGCGGGCATTGTCGTAGCCGACGCGTTTCACCAGCTCGTAGTATTTGCTCCGCAGTCGTTTCTCCGCGTCGCTGTTCACCTCGTATTCCAGGCGTGGAGAAGTCGGCGTCCAGGCGTCCCCGCCGTAAACCTTGTTCCGGCTGTCCGCCTGCGGGTCGATGGTGGCCTTGTTGAACACCAGGGAGATGGGGCCGTACTTGGAATGGCCCTCGCTGGCCTTGACCACCGCAATAGAGGGCATGGGTAATCCGCCCAGCTTCAGCGCGGACATGATGCTGGACTCATCCTTGTTGTGGACGGCGATCAGCTTGTCAGTCTCTTCGACCGGCGTTTCCATGCTGAACTTCAGCTTGACATTTTGTACGCCACGAGATAGACTATCTACAGAAGCATCCCCCCGCAGAGCGCCGCTGTTCGCAGCGGAAGAGCCGTCAATTTGGGGGATGCTTCTTTCTTGCATCTGCCCAATATTATAGATCATCTTACCGTCTGCACTCTGCGCTGTCGAGATTGTGATCTTGTAATACTTCCCATCAAAATCTTTGAAAAACGCCGTGCGATAATTCCACCCGCGACTTGCCATGCCCCCATGGCGGCTGTTATGATCTACAACGTTTCTATCCCCCTTGACAGAAATCTGCGCCAACTCGTCAATATGCGATGCTGCATTTACTTTTCGCTCAAATGCCGCCTCGCTCATAGTACGCCCATCGCTGGTGTGGTTGTCGCTCAGTTTCCCTGCCGAGGTCGCAGTCAGGGCCAATTCGTCGCCATCCGCGCCGATAAGCTTAACGTCTTGTCCACGGCGGATTTTTCCGTTAATATAGTCTTCCAGCTGTTCGCTCCAACTCTGCGGGTCATTTCCAAAAATGACCTGTCTGTCGGCGCGGACATATTTTTTGCCATCGGCAGCCTCTTCAATGCTCGCCCTGCCATTTATTTTGCTTGGCGGCGCACGCGTGCTTTCCTGCGCAACGGTTTCACTCTCCACCTTGATATGTGCAAGAAGGAATGCTGCCGCATCGCTGATCTCGCTGTCAGCGAAAATGTTCATATCGCCGAGGCTATCACAAACGATCTCTTCCCAGATTTCCTGCGCCGTCATTTCGGTGCCGGCATAAGCATCTGCATACGCCGTGCAGAGGGAGTCGACCTCACCGCTGGTAAAGGTCTTATCGATGCGCGTGCGTACCTCGTTCAAATCGACTTCGCCCTTTGCGATCATATCATGTCCGGCCTCATGCCGCATGATCTGGTACGACGTAAATTCCGGATGATCCGCACGGATAAATACGCGGTCACCTGAAACGTAGCCGCGCACCTGGAACGCTTTCCCGCTCTTGTCACGGAACGTCAGATTATTCCCGGCAAAAAACGTCACGCGCAGACCGCGCTCTTTGGCGAGGTCCTTCGCCTTGCGCATTTCCGCCGTCTCGTTCTTCACAAGATAGACGCTGTCATTGACCGCGCCTCTGCCGATGCCGAAGCTCGCAGTGCTTACTTTTTCTCCATAATCGAGCGCAGCTGCTTCGCTGTCTGCGAAGTGTCTCCCTTTCTTCCGGCTCTGATCTCGTCCTGTGCTTTCTTCCACGCCTCGTACTTCTCCGCGGGGATTCGCACCGTTATCCCGTTCGCTGCCTTCGCGTAAATGTACTGCTTCTCCATGTTCGGCTCCTTCCTGCTGCGCGTATTCTGCGCGCAGCTCGTCCATTGTCACCTCTCCTGTCTCGAGGGCAAGGCGGTTGTCAGTTACATACTTGTCAAAGCCGGTCGCCTGCGCCTCTGCGCCTGCGATCTGCTGCTTTGCTGCAATATAATCCGTATTGGGGGAAACCGCCGTTCCATCAACAGCAGTGTACCCATTCGTCAGCATGTCGTCAAGAACGATCTCGAGCGTTTTCGCCGCTTTGACGTTCTCCTGCCCGTTATCGTTGATGATGCGCTGCGCTGCATCAATGATTTGCGTGCGCGTCAGACCCTCGTCCATCGCCTTGCGCATGGCGGGGGTCTCGAATATCTGATTGCTTCGCTGGTATCCGTTTGCTGTCCGCTGCCGTGCACCCTTCTGCTGCCCGCGTGAAAGGCTCATATCGGCGATACCTGCGATCTGCTCTGCCGCCGCGCTATAATAGCTGTGCAGCTCGGGGTGGTCGAACTGGAAAGCGTTCACGTTTCTGCCCGATACGTTTTCCTTCGTGCGGCTGTCAATGTGCTCGCCCGTTCCTGCCGCTTTCTTCGCGTCGTTTTGCCCGGCAATATAGCCTGCATAGGCCGTCTCATTCGTCGGGTTCGGGTTCGCCTTGCCCTCCACTCCCGCGTTGTAGGCGGGCAAAAAGTCCGCGACGTGCTGCGCCGTGTCCTTGCCATCCTGGTACGAGCCGCGAATCGCCTTTCGCCCGCTCTCACCGATCATGCTGTCGTAGCGCGCAAAGAGCCGGTCAGCAATACCGTTCACAATCTCCGCGTCGCTGCGCGTCTCTGTCTGCGTCTTCGGCAGCTCGGTACGACTGTCATAATAGCGCCCACCTCGGTTGCCGATGGCCTCCACGCCGCCGCCAAGCCCGCCGAGGATACCGCCAACGAGGAAGTCGTTCAGAATTTCCGATGCTTCCAGCTCGCTATAGCTCCCACCAAGCGTCTTGCCGTTATAGATCATCTGCAAGGCAGGCTGAATGAGGTCTTCGATGGCCTCCTCGCCGCCTTCTTCCAGAAACGACAATGCGATCTTTCCCGCCGCGCTGCGGGTCAGATTCTGCGTCGCTCTTTCGATGACGTCATCAAGGAAGCCTTTGCCAAACATCTTCTTGAACGGCCCTGCCGCGTTGCCGATCTTCTCCGTTGCCACGCTCAGCGCGCCGGACGCAAAGCCATAGTTGACCTGCTGTTCATGCGTTGCGCCCGCTCTGCGCGCCTGCTGCGCGCCTCCGCCCGCGCTGCGCATGAACATCGGGAAGAGCGCGCTGCCGCCCATAAAAGGCGTGAGGGCAATATCCATCCCCATCTGCGCACCCGCGACGCCCGCGTCAACGGCGAGTTGTCCGGCCTTGCCGAGCCCGCTTTTCGCCTTGTTGATATCCTTTGCGCCGCTGTCGGCCAGCCTGTCAGCGATGTCATAGGCTCCCACTGCGGCCTTTTCCCCGCTCTCGATGATCTTGCCGTACTTCTCACGCTCGCTGCGAGCGATGGCAATCGCCTCTTTCGTGTCGGCAATATCCTGCGCCGTCATCGACGGATCGCTCAGCGTCGCTTCCAATGCCGCAATCTGCTGGTCCAACGTCTCCGCCTGAGCGCGATAGACCGGTGACATCGCTGTGCCGCCCTGCCCCTGCGCCACCACGCCGCCGAGATTGACAAAGCCCGCGCCATAGGTTTTCGCCGCGCCCTTGACGGTGTTGCCGACGCGCTGCGCGACCGTGGGGGCTTTTACCTCCTGCACGTGCTGTTCGAACGCTTCTTTGCTCTGGTAGTTCTTCGCGTCCTTCTTCTGTAAGGCCCCCTGCGCAAGATTCTGCGCAAGCGCGCTTTGATTTTTTGGCGTCACGACATTCTGCCGCGTGCGGAACATGGGGCTGCTCGCCTTTGCGGGAATCGTTGCCGCCTTGCTCGGTTGCACTGTCGGCTTCTTCTGCACCACATTGCCCGTAGGGGATGTGTGCTGCACATCCCCCGTTCTCACAAGCCTGCCGTGCGTGCCGGTTCCAACAACCGTTGTCTGGCCCTTGCTCGCTTCCACTTCCGGATTCGCTTTTACTAATCGTCCCATTTAGCCCTCCTCGTAGGAATAGCCGTACTGCGTCAGCAGCTTCTGCATTTCTGCCTTCTGATCACTCGTCATCAGCGGCCATGCCTTGTCGAGCGTCGAAAGGATACGCTCGCCTTCACCGTTTTTCAGCGACGTGTTGAATCCGCTCAGTAGAGCAATAAACTGACCCTGCGGCAGTGTCTTGCCGCTGCTGCCGCTTCCGCTGCCGCCGCCCTGCCCCTCGAGCCAGCTCTCATAATCGTCATACAAACTGCTTGAAGAGGAAAAGCCGTACTTCTTATAGTTGTTGGAGATAAAGCTCTTGGGATAGCCGCTTGCCTGCGCCGCTGCGAACAAGCCATCATAATCCGCCTCGCCGCCGCCCGTAGGCGTGGTGCTGACGCGGGTATTTCTTCTCGCGGCCTGCTGCGCGGCCTGCTGCAATTTATACTGCCATTCCGCATTGTATCGTGCATCATCGATGGCGTCGCGTTCCTTCTGGTAGTTATAGTTCAGCTTGTCCTGCTGCTTCTGATACGCCAGCGCATCCGCCGTCTGCTGGTCGCCCACCTGATCGCGCGCAAGCTGATAGAGGTAATTGCGGTCAGCCAGCCAGCGGTTGTAGTTGTTGTCCTCAAGGCCGATGAGCGTATTCAGGTCGGCGCGGTCGCCGCTCAATTTATCCTGATACATGCTATAGGCAAGCTGCTGTAATTCGGGGATCTTGTCCGTCATCTGGCTCATCTGGTAGTCGCTCGCCTGCTGGCTCGCTGCCACCGCCGCCGTGGACGGCATCCCGCCCGTCATCACTGCCGCCTTGCCGAGCACATCCTCCGCGCTGCGGTCTGCCTCGCGCGTATACTGCTTTCGGTACTGCTGATAGAGTGGGTCGCTCACCGCGTCGTAGGAAAACGGCGTGCGGTTCAGCAGCGCGTCGAGCTTTGCGCTGATCTTCCCGCTCTGATCGTAGTTGTAGTTGCTGTCGCCCAGCTTATCGAGCCAGCTCGTGTCAGCCTTTGCAGGTCTCGCGCCCGTGCCGAGTTTGATATAATCGCTGCCGCTGGTGCCGCCGCTGTAGTCATACTTTTCGCGGATCCTCTCCGCTGCGTCGTGCGCCGCCTGCTGGCCCGCCTTGTCTCCCTCGGCATATGCCTTGTTGTAGGCCTCGGTATACTGCCGGATGAGATCAAGGTCACCCGAATCGTTGATGAGCGTAAGGTCTGTATTCTTGTGTTTGAAATTATCTGCCATTGTCCCCTCACTTTCTGCCGCCCGTCACGTATTCGTACTCGAGCGCATAGAGCCGGTATTCTCCTGTGGCTTTGATTTTTAATCTAAAGTGGTCGCAGCGGCGGATCGGGCAGTTGAGCGTGAAAACGTCTTTCTCCTGCGCCCCGCAGCGGTCGACCTCTTCCCACGCGCCGCCGTCAAACTTGACAAGGAACACGACCGTTGTGCCCTTTTCGCATTCCAGCCGCGCCCGTACGCGCTGCACGTGCTTCGCGTCGAATGAGCCGCCGTCATAGTCGGCAAACTCCGCCTCGCTGCTGACGGCTCTCTCACGTGTTGCGCCGGTCGGGATATCTGCCGGATTCCCCAGCAGCACGCACCCACCGTCTACTAAGGCCATGATACCGCCCGAATAGGCCATTTGCACCACGGCAAGCGCATCTTCCTTATGCCACACACCGTTCTCGCTGCTGTAGCAGTACAGCGCCGCCTTGCCATCCTCTTTCAGGCTCACGTAGTAGTTGAGGCCGTCGCTTCCTCCCACCGCGTCGGAGAGGCGCACATCGTCGCCCAGCGTGCGGGAGATGCAGCGCGGCATTCCTCCGCTGTACGCCATGACGCCGACCTTTGAGAGGTAATAGAGCGTTTCACCCGCCACAGCAAGGCTCTTGTGGCTGCCCTTCATCACGCCGAGAACAGCACTCGACATGAGCTGGAAGTTTGTCGGAATCGTGCCGTACATCTTGAATATTTTGTCTTCTTTGAAAAAGCACGGGTAGCCAAGGTAGCTCACGCACGCCGTGAACGCTCCCGCCGTGCCGCTCTCCACGCTGAACGCGTCCGTGGATAGCCCGTCAAACACATTCCAGTTGTACGGGTCGCCGAGCTTTGAAGCAAAGATGCTGTCGCCCTTGCAGCCCCACACGCGGTTTTCGTTCGTGCAGACGAAGTCCATATCGGGAACGCTGCGCTTGAGCGTGACTGTTCCGGGCTCCGTGATGCTTTCCTGCCCATCGGGCAGGCGGAAAGTATTTTCATAAAAGCGCAGCGTCTTTTTGTCCTCGCTGATCTCGCGGATGATGGGCGTGCGGTTGTTGTAGGGCTCCTTTGTGCAGCCAGAGATCGTCACCGCGTCGCCCACGTTGAATGGGAACGCCGCGCCGGTCGTCGTGATGCTGTTTGCCGCCGCCTTTTCGTCGGCATACGTGCCATTCCCGAATTTCAGCCCCGCCGCGGCGTAGCTCGCCTCCATCGGCTTGATCGTGCCGTCTTTTTCGCACACAATCTTATCAGGGAAGATGAGCACGCGTTCTCCCAGCGCACAGAAAGTCTTTTCGCTGTCTGCGACCGTCGTCTTCTCTTCGCCGTTGATGTAGAGCTTCGTTCCGTATACCTCGTAGAGCTTGCCTGCGCTGAAAATGCCGTTCGCCTTGCCCATACCCTTTCGGACGGTATAGCGCCGCGCACGGGGGGCAAGAAGCGGGAAGTATCGCGCCGACAGGTTTTTCATGTCGTAGAGCTCGCCGCCCGCCGCGCCGAATGTGTGGTTGATCCCGCCAAATTTCTCCTGCTGCACGCGCCGATTCATATACGCCGTGATCTCAGGCAGTCTCATCCGGCCCCTCGCTTTCTTTCTTCTCCGGTGCTTCCGTGCCGTCGCAGATCATCGCAATATTGCGAAGCGACTGTCGCACCGCTGCCACCACGTCGACGGCATCACCGTTGACGTTCAAAATGCCGATCAGGCGCATCGCGTGCGCCGCTTCCTGCTTGATCTTTTCATTCATGCTCTTTACCTCCAATCGGGTTGCGAATAGCTCCCGTAATTGTTGACCGGTCGAACCGATAGCCAATTTGTGTTGGAATACGTCCCGATGTTGACGATCGCGCGGTATCTCTTCCAGTTCGGATAGGCATACGTCCCGACATTGATAACCGCCTTCGCGCTGCTTCCGCCGCCGCCACCGCCGCCGCTGTACGTTGTGGCGGTACCCTCGTCGGAGTAATCCGATACGATCCAGTCACCGCCCCAATAATAGAGGTTGCACACCCACTCGTATGTCGTCCCCGGCGATAGCCCCGTGATCGTGCCGACGAATGTGCTCTCCCCGCCGCCGACTGCCGTGGAATTGAACTCAAATGTTCCGACGCCGGTGATGCGCACGTCGATGAGCCGCTTAAAGGTGTAATCATCCGAGCCGCCCGTAAACTTGGCGTACACGCTGAGCTGCGTCCCGTCTCCGTCGACCGGTGATAGCGTACAATAAAAGCTCGCCATGCCTTACTCCTCGATGAAAAACACCGTGCCATACGGCGCGTTGCTCGGCGGCGAAGCGCCGAACGTGTAGTTGCCGCTCAGCACCAGATAGCCGCCGCCGAGCGAGACGACAGGGTAGTCGCTGGCATCGTCTTTTCCGATCAATGCAAACGGCCCCAGCTTGGATTCAAGAAAGATATTTCCCGCTGCGTGCATCTTCATGCCGCCATAGGTCGCCGTCAGACCGACGCCGACCTGCCCCGTGCCCGTGTAGGCAAGATCCATGCTGCCGACAGGGGTATCTCCGGCCAGCAGGCTTACGCTCCCGCCGCGCAGCGCGCCCGCCGTCAGAGTGCCGTCGATGTTGACTGCCTTGACGTGCAGATCGACAGTCCCCGTGCTCGCCACCTGCACGCCGTTGTAGTTGAGTTTGAAGATCGTGCCGTTCTCGCCGCTCGTCGCGCCCAGCGTGAAGCCGGTCGCGCTCTGGTCGAAAATGCTCTGTGCCTGCGTCGCGTCGATCTTGGTGCTTACCGTCGCGCGGATGCCGTTCACGTCGGCCTTGATGTTTGTGATCGCGCCGTCGAGGTTCGAAATGCTCGCCTGCAAGCCCTTTGCCGTTGTGTCAAGCTGCGTGATGTCCCCCTCAGCATCGCTAAGTCGAGCATCTAATCCTTTCGCTGTAATGGAAATTTCATTTACGTTCTTGTCCGTATCTTCGATCTTGGCGTAGATCGGCTCGGAAATATTCTTGATAAACTCGCTCAGTGCATTCTGATTGATGTTGCTCCCGTCCAGATTGAAAAGCGTATACCGAAGCTGTTCCAGAAGCACGAAAAGGTAGTCGTAGACCCCGTTGATCTGCTCCTGCGTGTCTTTGCCTTCGCCGTTCGGGAAGGTCGTCTCCACCAGCTGAAATGTCGTCGGCACTTGTCATCACACCTTCCAGTTGCCCCGGCTTTCTTTCCGGTTGGTCCTGCGCCACCATGCCATAGCATCGGCCACCGCCTCGTTGGCAATGGCGTGGTCGTTGGCATAGAGCGCGCTGTCCTGATTGTAAGCGTCGAGCTGCGCTGCCAAATACAGGTGGTAACACTCGTTGTGGCCGTCCGGCAGCAGCAATTCCATGTCTTCGACACTCGCGGTGTCATCCTCCACGCTCACCTTGAGGGTGGGGGCTTCCACCCCCATCATTTCGGCAATTCGGTGCTCAAGCCCCATGAGGATTTCCGCCTTGCGCGGCGTGCTCAATTTGTTAGGCCGCAGCGCATCCGCGTCACGGATAGCTTTCAGCATTTTCATACATTAGACCTCCGTGAAATACTGCCCCGCCAGCTCATGCGGCAAATACTGCAAGACGATCTTGCCGCCCGCGGCCTCGCCGATACGCTCGCACTTGTACGTCTTGCCGTCCTCGCCGTCGAGGTAATACTTGCCGTACTCGTATTCCATGCCGCGCGCTGCGGGGATGGGGTCTGCCTGCGTGCCTGCGTGGTCGACGTTGATGATCGTCCAGAGATTGGGCGTCTTGTCCGGCGTATAGTCGGCTTGCGAGGTATGACCCAGACGGCACTTGTACACCTTGCCGCCGTAGCTCCTGCGGTCGCCCTTAGCGCAAGCCACGGGGTACGCCCATGCCGTGATGAGTTCCGGCACGCTCGCCGCCTCGCCGTCGCTCAGGCTGACCGCTGCCTGCTCGATAATGGGGCGCAGTTTCACCGCGCGGGCATACGTGACCGGCCCACCCGCAAGGGCGGTAACGGTCGCTTTGGCGCTTTCCGTTTCCGTGGGCTTGCCCATCTTAATGGATACCGTGCCGTCGCGGTGGTCGGTGATGTCGCCCGCAAGACTGTACTCGCTGTTGTCGTACTCATTGACGACTTCCTTGGTCTCGCCCGTGGGCTTCCCCTGCTCGTCCAGCACGTCCACCATATCGCGCTGCACGATGCTCCACGGCGTATTGTCGGGCAGCAGTGCCGCCACGGCGTCGTGGGACATGGTGAGGTAGATGGTTTTGGTGTCACGTCCGTCCCACGAGCGGTCAGTACGGTTGCCGTTGACCGTAGCGGGGTATTCCGTGTTGTTGACTTTGATGTGGATACTCATGTGTGCTCCTTTCTATTGCGGCGTGGCGTTCTCTTGCAGCCACGCCAGAAGATCGCCCGAGGGGGCTTCGTCGAAAGTAATGGTGCGGTATGCTGTGTCGCGCCACCCGCGACGCTGGTCCCATGCAGTGGGGGCAAAACCGCTTCCCAAATATGACATGTTGGGATTGTCCCCCCTGTTTATTATTTGGATTCCTGTAATTGTTTTGGAGCCTCCTTCGTAGTGTGCGCGTGTGCTAAACGTGGTTGACGTAGTAGAAACAGGGATTGAAAGTGTCTGATTGAAGTACCACGTCAAGCTCACATCCGGCTCAAAGTTGATATCATACCCTGTCCCGCCGATGAGCGTCCTGCCCTTGAGGATATTGTACACCGTGCCGTTGACGAGGCACTTCCCACCCTTAATTTCATAGGCTGTGCCATTGACGAGGGTCTTGTGTGTAGCGGGAGGGGGTGGCGTGACATTGCCGGAGCTGTCGACTTCCATGTCGGGCGGAAGAATGAGCGCGGGGCGGATGCCAGTTGAGTTGGATGCTTTGCTGGTCTCGCCGACGCCGTCGTAGTTGACGAGCCACACCAAGCTGGTGCTGTAGGTGAACGGTGAACGGAGCCCCCAGTAGTCGGCCGAGCCGTTCAGTTTCGCAATACGCTTGTTGTTGGCGGACGTGTCGGTTCCAGATTCAAAGTAGGACAGCTTCGCACCATCTTGCGGGAAGTAGGGGTTATCGCTGGTCGTGAAGCCAATCTCGTAGCCGGACAGCAGGAAAATCTTGCAGAGCAAGCCGTTAGCACCACTCTGATCCGAGCCACTGGAACCGCCGTTCTTGCGATACGGAATCTTCACCTGCTTGATTGCGTCCCTGATGTTGCTCTCAAACGCGTTCAAGAGCGTGCTGTTCAGTATGCTGTGGATGGTGCTGTTCTCCAGATTGTTCACATCCGAGCTGTGCCATCGTGTGGCCTCGAAGATGTCCTTCATCAGCAACCAAGTGCCGTCGCAGGATTCGTCGTACAGAGAACTCGGTTTGCCCTGATGGACGACGATAAACTCTTTCGCTGCACCGTTGACGTTCAGTTTGACGATACTGCCGACGGCTTTGGTGCCGAGTTTTGCACTTGCCATCTCAGCGCCTCCTTATTGAAAGTACCAGTTGATAGCGTAGTTCTCGGTGGGCGTGGTCTCCGATGCAACCAGCGTCTGCTTGGTGATGTTGCCGCTTGCGATATAGTCGCTGCCGCGCGTTGCCGCCACCAGCCCGCCCGAGCCGTTGCCCTTGATGAGAGAGGTGGTGGAGGGCACGTTCACGGGGCCTGCGGGGCCCTGCGGGCCGGTCGCACCGGTATCGCCTTTCTCGCCCCGCTCGCCCTGGTCTCCCTTGGG